TCTAATCGAAGACAAGCTAAAAGAGCTTGAAGTTGAAGATTACGAGGCGGTCATTGCAGAAGCTGTCGAGGCGAGCAAAGAAACTGCCGAAAAAGTTTCTGACAATACGGAAACAGGTATTGTACAGGGCGGATTTGACGTAGATGCACACGCAGACAGAATTGCAACCGCAATCTCCGATAAGCTTCAGGCTGTAATCTCAGGCAATGCAGGCGGATACCTTGCTTCTCAAAACAAAGTCCTGAGACAAGAGCTGGCTAATAAAACCGTCGAGCTTGCACAAATTCGTGATATGCTAAAAGAATCAATCGTTTCCCAGATTTCAACCATTGAGAAAATCTCGGACTCTGCTAAAATTGACGAATTGAAAAAACGAACAATCGAGTCGCTTTCAGACAAACTGAAAGACCTTCAAGCTTCAGCAGCAGAACAGCCTCAGGCAACACCGGAACCTGTTAAAGACTCCGTAGAGGAGCCTAAACAACCTCTTGAGCCAGGTTCTGTAAAAATCGAAGACTCTGCCGAAGGCGAAGGCAAGGACAAAGAAAAAGAAGAAAACCTAACCGTTCAAGACGGACTGGAATTTGGCAGCAAAGAAGAATGCTATGCCCAGTTCATGTCTATCCTGAACACACAGGGCATTGCGGCAGCTAAACAGTTTGCCGAAAAAGCTAAAATCAAGGCGTAAGCTTAACAAACTGGAGAGAAATCCATAATGTTTCAATATCAAAACACAGCTGCTACTACCCCTAAAACCAAACACTACTCTAAGGCCAACTGGTCAACTCCGGCCGTAATGTTCTCCGAGGGTATTCACCCTGCTGGACAATTTATGCCGGCCCCGTACCTGCCGTTGATTCGTGTTCCTTCAAAAGACATTAAAACCCACGTTGTAATCTCAACTGGTAAAGTTGTTGCATTGGACAGCAACGGCTATGTAGTTCCGGCCGGTCTAGCTGACTCTGATGCAGAATACACCCAAGTCGACGTTGATGAAGGCGTAATCGGGCCTGATGGTCAACCCGTAACTGCAGGTCAAAAAGTTAAAGACAAATTGACTGCCGCTAATCTGACAATCTCAGCGCCTGTTGGTGTTGCATTGTACGATTTCTGGCGTCATCCAGGTGGCGATGGTATCAATCCGGCACACTTCAATTACAAAAACCTGAACTACCAACACCGTGTTCAATTCGTATGTGACTACATGATTGAATTGCCATTGGTTACTTCAGATGCCGAATACGCCAAAGCTCCTCTGAAAGGCATTTCTGCATTCATCGCAGCTAAAGGTCCTAGCACCGGAAGCGGCACTCTGGCAGACTTTACCACAGTTAAACCTGGTGACTTTGTTACTTTCGACAAAAACTCAAATATGATTGTAGCCCAATCAACTACCGAAAAAGAAAAAATTCTTGGACAAGTTCTGCAAGTTGTTGCTCCTGAAAGTGACAGCCTGTTGAAACTGACCCGTACAAGTTCTGCCGGTGGTCATGACTTAGACAAAATGCCCGGTACTGCAACTGGCGGCCTAGAACACAAAATTGCATACTCTAACGGTTACGGACTTGTTCGTATCAACTTGATTAACCGCTAATAAACAACCATAGGAATAATTTACAACTATGTCTAAAAAATTCGACGAAGTATACGCAAAAGAAAAAGAAAGCATTCAGTTTATCCGTGGCCTGTTTGACAATAGCGGCAAAACCGCAGATGGTGCATCAGTTTCAATCAGCGATGCTCTGACCGGCAATATCCCGGAACTGAAATTCTCAGATGCCTTCGCTACTCCGAACTTCCCAATCGCATTCAAGCGAGTTGTTGAAGAATTCGTTATCAGCGCTGTTGAGCCAAACCTTATTGGCCAACGTCTGTTGCAGAAAATCTACATTGACCCGAATATCACTCAGGTCAACGTAAGCACCTACGGCGCTATTGAAGTTCATGACAACTCTGTTGCAGAGGGTGGCGAATACCCTGAAGTCAGCACCACTAACGGTGGTGGACAATTGTTTGCTGGTGTTGGTAAATACGGTAACCGTATCCGCATTACTGACGAAATGCTGCGCAACTCCCAATGGGACGTTGTTGCATTCCACTTGACCCGTCTGGGCCAAGCAATGGCTCGCGCCAAAGAGCAAAACATCTTCCGTATGATTAACTCTGCCGGTGTTACCGTATTCGACAACGACAATCCTAGCCAGTCTATCTTGGGCCGCACTACCGGTCGTGATATCTCTGGTGCAGGTAACGGTTCTTTCACCGCAGACGACATGTATGATATGTACGCTAACATGCTGGAACGTGGTTACAAACCTAATGTAATCCTGTGCCATCCTTTGGCTTGGGCAACCTTCACCAAAGACCCGGTTATGCGTGAATACGCTCTGAAAAACGGCTCTCTGGACAACTGGTTCACCTCTATGCCACAAGAAGGCCTGTCTGGTTCGGTATCAGAAGCATTCCGCCGCTTTGGCCGTATGTCTGGTCAGCCAGCTACTCCTCTGACAGAAAATGAACGTGTTGGCACTCAGAACACTCCGTTCAAGTTCCCGGCATACTTCCCTGGAACTAAAGGTCTGACCATTATCGCTTCTCCGTTCGTTCCGTTTGATGCGGCTAAGAAAACCACTTCTATTATTATGCTGGACACTACCGAACTGGGTGCAATCTTCGTTCAGGAAGAACCGACCGTTGAGCAATGGGATGACCCAGCACGCGATATCCAAAATATCAAAATTCGTGAACGTTACGGCTTGGCATTGTTCAATGATGGTCAAGCAGTATCTATCGCCAAAAACGTTAGCATCGAACCTAACGAAATCGTTCTGCCTCCTCAGGCTATCGTTAGCGACTTGCCACGAATTCAACGCAAGTAATTTCCTAAAACTAGGTATATAATATACTCATAGTTGAGTAACAACATGGGGGTAGGGCTAAAACTCCCTGCCCCCATTTTTTATTGGTGAATAAATGAAAGCAATTCAAGCAAAAGTAAAACTGCTAACGCAGATGTTCCTATTCGGAGAAAAGATTAGTCTCAAGCGCGGAGAAGAAACAGTTTTCGATATTTCAAAACTTGGAATCGGAGACTTGGAGATTCTGGCCCATCACATTCGTCGTGGTGAAATCGAATCAAATGTTTCGTCCGACCGCTTCTACGAACGGGCCACCACACTTAGAAAAGAAGTGACTCAGGGCAAATACGATAACGTCCTTAAACTTGAGGATATTCAAGAAGTTAGAGTTCTTGAAGCAGAAATCGAACTTGAGGATGGCACTAAGACAACTCTTGCTGCATTGGAAGAAGCCCAGAAAGCTGACCCACGAATTCAGTTCGTAACTGATAAAATCCTAGATGCAGCTACATCAGTTGCCATGATTGCAGTTAAGAACATCCCTGATGTAACTTTGGAAATTCTGGAATTCGCAAAAGAATCAGAAACCAGAGGTAAAAACCGTCGTGGCGTTATCACTACAATCGAATCTGAAATCGCTCGTCTGAAAGAGGCTCCTGCAGAAGAAGAAGCTCAAGAGTCAGACAAAAAAGAAACCGAGAAATAACCTAGAAACGGGCGGCATACAATGTCAGGAAAACTAATAGTAGAAAAGGCTCTAAACACAGAAGAGCAGCTTAGCTTTATGCCTCTAAAGGGGTCTTTAAAACTAAAGTTATCTGAACCTGTAGCAGTAGAGACACTTAAGAAACACATTGCCGTCCTAAGGGTCGGTAAAACAACCGGACTAAAAGAGAATGTAAAATCATATAGCGATGCGTTCAGAATGGACCGCTCTGCTTATGTAGAAACAGAAATCTCTGTTGATGGAACAGAAGTTACCATCACTCCGGTAAACCCATTTGAAGAGATGTCGGATTATGTCCTTTACATCACAAGAGACATAACTTCGGTATCAATGGAAATCCTTATTGACGGTCAGCCCGCCGGAGATAAGATTAGCGTCAATCCTCCTATTGAAAAAACAATAGAAATCAAACCAATCAGTAGGCCAATAACAAGGAGCGGGACCAAAGTTATTCTTGCTGATGTTTATATTGATGGCGCTAAGGTAGTAGAAAAGGGCGTGTATTCCTTAGATAGCGGCATAGAGGTTGAAGGGTCTACAATAACAATAAAAGACCCTTCTATTTCTATAGGCATCATCAAGGTTATCCCTACGGTAACGTCGAAATCCGAAGATGATTATTCTCTTAAATTTAGCACCGGAAGAAAACATCCCGTAGAAGACAAAACTCCGGAAGCAACATCATCAAGAATAACAGCAGAAAAGCTGTACGACTTCTATAAAAATCCGTACGAGATGATTCTCCATACGTCAGGAGGAAAATCACAGGTACAACAGCAAGGACAGCAAACAGGGCAGGCGGGCCAAAATGAAGAACAGCCCCAACCTGAAATTGAAGTAAAACTCCCAAATAAAATCATCTTCAATTTTAACAAAACCCTTGCCGATATCCCTATTGATTTAGCTAACTTCAACTTTGAAATGACAGAAGCCTTCAATAATAATCATCTTGCACCAATGGGCTTCTTTAAAGAGGACACATCTTACATCCTAGAGTTTTCTACAATAAGAAATAATAAATCTATTATGATAGAAGTTGTCGAGAATGATGATGAAGAGCCTCACGACAAGTACGAATTAAGATGGAAGAATTAAAATGGCACTTATCCATAGTAACACACTTGCGGGAAAGAATTGGAAAGTTCCAGACAGTAACACAGGCATCCAGCCAAAGCGTGTTTACAATGTTGAAGGCACATTTGCAATTCCATCCGTACATTTATCATTTGATGGCTTTGAAGGCCCAAAGAAGAACAAGCTTCTCATTTATGATGAAAAGCCCGGCCGCAAGAAAAGACTCATAAAGACCGACTTAACGTATAGAGAACCGATTCACTCGTTTAAATATTTCGAGGCATTAGGCTCTACATACGGAATGCACGAAATCATAAATGAGCGTGAAACAATGGGCGAGGACCCTTCTCCTATTATAGACCGGTGGAAATCCGAACCTATCTTCATTGAAAGATATGATTCAATCAGACCATCTATTCCATTAAACTATAACAACAGCTCAGAAGACATCTGCGCGTTTATGTGTGAGATAGAGAAATCAAATGAAGCAAAAGACGATGGATTTAAGGTTTCCTTTGAAGAGTTGGCAAAAGAAATTGACGGCAAGAAGTATATAGAATTTCATATCGGAGAGTTTCATCTTCTTCCTAATACACCTCTAGCAATTCACAGATGCAATCTTTCTGCAGATGTAGTAACATTCAAAAAAGGGTTTAAAGCATTTAAGGATAGTTCGACGCTAAAATCCGATACTGTCCAAATCCCAAGAATCTCACCAACATCAAATCACTTCGTAGAGTTCTACATCGGTATCTCTAGGATGAAAGACTCTTCGGTTAGGCCAAGAGAGTTCAATCGGGATGATTTGAACATCAGGCATCCTAATAATCTAGAGGGCGGCGCACAAATAAGGTGGAAATCTCTTGCAGATTCATGTATGGCATGGATTAGAGTCTATGACGGAACAGACCTAAAAAGACTTCTAGATAAAGAGATTTTCTATTCCGGCCACTATGTGCTAAATACCAAATGCCGTATTGATTTAGACAAACTAAAGCAATATCTCAAAAAACTAGACTTAGCACACGAATCTCAACTACTAATACATCCACCATCATTCAATATACTAGGATATGACACCTTATCAAGACTTACAGAACCAAGACATGCAAGAATGATTAGAAGACTAGACAAGGTTGAATTTGATGTCCAAAGAAACTACAAGAGTAACGGCGGATTCCACCACAAGATAACTGTCCTTAACGAAGACAAAAGTATCGTTCTGTTTTCGGACGAAACAGAAGGCAGTAAACCTCCTTTTATATACAATGGCCAAGGTACCAAAGAACTTAAAGGAACCTGGAGATGGTCTAAAATTGATAATGAAGACATAGGAAACAAGCCAATTCCATTCAGTCATTCATATGTCAGAGGCGCCGGTATTGATACAGAACAATATGGAAAAGTAACATACACTTTTAATGAGTCAGTATCAGAAATCCTGAGCCGAAATCGTAAGATATACATCACATTAGAAACAAACGACGGAACCTTATCAAATGGCTAATATCGAAATTAGACTTTCTACAGGAAGTACCACATCAACAAACTTAGTTGAGCCCAACAAATCAATCGGTGGCAAGATGGCACAATCTGCCAACGAAGGCGTGTCATACATCATCAGTCAAAACGGCATGCAGATGAACTCCCTGTGGGACGACATTACACAACAGGACGGAGAAAGCAAAACTCCAGACTACCGCTGCATCTACGTCTACAATAATCCAGTTGGTTCGAGGAAAGGCTCAATCATCGGCCTTAAAGCATATCTTGGCGGAAGCTCATATGCTAAGCACCAACTAGGCAAAGCATCTCTCCCTAATACAGACGCAAATATCATAACCGATGAACTTCAAGCTCCGGCAGGCATCCAGTTTGAAGACCATCCTAAAGGAAGCCCGCTTGTTCTTGGAACATTGAATCCTGGTGAGTATTATGCAATCTGGATTAAACGTACACCAACAAACGTATCTGGGGCAGGAGAAGTCCGCGAGTTCATGGATTTAATCTTAACTGGTAATAGCTAATAGGAGTGGCCGGGATGGCAACAATACTAGAAAATATCCAAGATGATGTTAATATTAACGGGATTCTAGAGCGTTATTTCGACATTTATCTCCCGGCCAATCTTGACGACCAGATGGACGACAAAGGGGATAACCCATACCTCCGAATTGACGGACTGATAGACTCAAACGACCAAACAAACATTAATAATATCCGAGAAGTAGTCAACATCACAGAAGGCTACTTTAAGGATATATTAAATCCTAAAACATACGATTATTTTATTGCAGACGGCCCCAACTCTAAGAAGTATATCTTTCAAAGGGCGGGTTCTATCATAGATACAAAAGTCCTATCAAATACCGGTGCACAGTCAAACGACGAACACAAGTACGCCTTCGAGGGCGACAACCAATTCATATCTTACACAGATATGGCTAGAGAGTCCGGCCCAACATATTCACAGGCTCAAAAAATAGACTACGACCGTCAGGCAAAATACGATGCCAGGGTTGTTACAAGAAAAACATTCTCCCCAGGGGGCACTGCTAATGACCGCTCTCATTATGTAAAAATAAGTGGAGATGATGTAGGTAAGTTCTTCCTAGAGATTCCTCTGCTAATAATGAGGAACTCTACGCCCATGACACCAGAAGACCTTGAAAAGTTGAAGTCTTATAGCCAGAAGGTTAACGGCGGCAAGCTTGAATTAGAAGTATCGGTAAGCCCATACACCGTATTGTATGTAGAAGAAGTGCCCGGTTCAGAATCAGAAATCTCAAGACCAACTTCTCCTGATGACCACGAGGGCGTAAGGCTATACGGCGGCGGAAGATTTAAATCTAAAAAAGACTTTATAATTCGCGCCGCAGATGGACTTGTTTCAGACATTCTTTCAGGCAAAAGGGATAATGAAATCACCAATAGTGATTTGCTAAATGCAGTAAAAGAAATCTTTTCTTCAGGCCAAGACGTCAGATTGATGGGCTCCTCTAATGCATACGAAGCACAGGCCTTCATAGATAATGTTTATGAAGAGTCTGACACAATTAGAATCAGAGTTAAGTCGTCTGCATCTGTAACAAGCAATCCGTTTAAAATATATCCATTAAGCGGAACAGACAGCGAAGTTCTTGCCATAGCAATCCCAAGTGCAAGGGTAGGTATAACATCTCACGCCGCAACAGGTAAGGCCGGAAGAAAAAAGGCCAGAGGTGCAAAAGGCACTGCTGCTAATGCTGTGAATATTTACAGTGCCACAGAAAACCGTTCAGATGCACTCAATCCGTTTGAAAGACAATTTCTCGGCCCTAAGTATATTGACGTTGCAAACAGAATCAAAACCGAGAAAGAGCAACAGGCTGCAGCAAGACGCGCCGCAGCGGAAAGAAACAGAAAGCGGTACTCGTTTGTTTCTTCCCAATACACTCAGCCTCCTATTGATTACCAAGACATACTCATAGACGGATTCAATAGTCTTACAGATGCATTTGCCGGAGATAATGAAACGGTAATAAACCGAAAATTCAACGAAATTGCCACTCCTAAACTAAGGGAAGACCGAGACAAATTCTTTGAATTAATATCAACTAAAATATCTCCAAAGGAATCAATAGAATCCTCCCTAAAAGATTTATACATGGCAGATTCTACATCAATAAGATTCCTAAAAGCACTGGATATAGCAGCAATCAAAATAAACATCCTATATAATCCATACATGACATATCTTCCGGACGGAAGAAGAATACAAAGGGAATCAAATTCCTCATTAAATGTATTTGACCTATCCGGAGTAAAAATAGGGTTCAGAATAGCCAAGTAGAGGTCTAAAGTGATTACAATATTCCATTCGGCTTTGAGTGAAACGCTTAAAGACCTCGCAAAATACCAAAATAACACCGTGAGAATTCCTCTTACAGTTTATTTTGACAGAGTGGAAGAGTTTAAGTTTTCCACAGGGTATACAGTCCATACTCTAGAGCCTGTTAAGGTATCAGTAAGAGATTACTATTGGATTAACAAACCGCCCAAACCTATGATGTATAGATTTGGGTACTATATAAATAAAAAACAGCCTCCTTTCCTTACCGTATTCTCCTTCGGATATAAAATGAAATTCAGTGATGAATTTTATCTGAATGTAAGGTCTCCATATAAAAGGAGGTTTTTCTTTGGAGATAGGCTCAATGCGCATTATCGCGCCGGATACAAAGTAAGACTAGGTTACACTCAGTTTAAAAATACATATAGAGCCGGATACAAAGTCAAAAACTTTAAGAGCGATGAATTTATTCTCAACTATAAGTTTCCTTATTTGGTTGAAAGAATAGGCAGCTTTAACATAAGGCTCTCCACAGGTTATAGCGTTCAGCTAACAAGCCAGGAAGAATACACTTATAGGTTCTGGTACAGAAACAGTGTCTCTAAATTTATTTTCCCAAGGAAGTACAATCAGAACGCCGCAGGTGCTAACACATCAATAGCGGAACTGATAAAACCGTGGAAAGTAATCAAGCAGAAAGACGGCACAAGTGGAATCAGAATTTCCCTAGATAAAGAGAAGTTAGACCTAGGTTCAGACGGATTAAGAATCTATCTAAACATGCCGCCGAAGTATATCAACTATTGCGTATTGTTAAGAAATAAGTTTAGTAAACTTCCAGATTCTCCATCTCGGCCCGTTCCAGCATTGCCGATAGTAGAGGAAACACCGGCACAGCCTCCAACTCCTCCGGCTCCTCCGCCAAGCCAACCTCCGGCGCCACCTCCAGAAAATAATCCGGACGATTTCCCAGACGATACTCCTATAAACGGAGGAGGAACAGAGGGTGTAGCTCCCTATGACCCAAGCAGAGAAAATAATCCCTGAGGTAAAATATGCCAAACAATAACAACGGACAAGACCAAGGAGACACCAGGAATCAGGGTCAGGATTCTCAGGTAGATAGCAAACTCTCTATCTCTGAATATGCTAAATATGGAGATGTCCCGTTTATAGCAGAAGATAACGATGGGATGTTTCTATACATCCCATCCGTAATCCCCGCAGAGTATTCAGCAACAGAGGAAAAGATTTCAGAGTTACTCAGGACAATAGCCCCGATATCAATTTCCTTGTACAGGTATAACAGTAGGCCAGTAGATACCACAACCATCATCAGGGGCGAGAAATGGGTTGATGAGAAGGTTTACGACCCTGGCGTACTGTATAACCTGGAAGCCAAGAAAATAGACATCAAAGAAGAGAGTATAGTTTTATCTGAGTCTACAAAAAGAGGACTTGATTCTGACTCCTTCGAGGCCAAGTTCTCAGAAGCAAATTCTTGCTGTCTTGATAAGCCAGTTCTCACAAAAGATTCCGCAGAATCTTGTACTATTACTAGAACCGAAGTTGAATACAAGGTTACAGGCGGAAACTACGACCCATCTGTTATATGTTCTAGAATTGAGGCCAAAGACTTTATTGATAGCCTTAATTCTATCGGTGTAATCATAGGCATTCAGGACGGATTTAATGTCGGAGGAATAGAATGGTGGATGATTGATGCAGGCAAGGTCACAGACAAAGACGGCAATGTCGTTAGATATCCAGACCAGTTTGCAACAACCCAGTCTTACGATTTTGACCCGGGCGACGCATTTAAAGAAGATAAACGTCAATCCGATATTAAGATTGTTCCTACGCCTCCTAGCCCTAGCCAAGAGTTTGACCCAAGAGAACCATCTAAGGTTGTCCCAGAGAAACCAAAACCGCTCAGTACGGATGACGAAGACAAGAGAAGGTTTACTAACCTAGACTTTGTAAGAGACCCATACCTACCAGGATTTAGGCCATGAGTAGAGAATTAGAACTAAAGCCCTGGCTGCTAAGAAGCGGTAAGGTAACAAACTCGGACGGATGGATTTTAGACCTCTTTATTAGTGTTAATCCAAGACTAAAAGAAGAGCTTACCAACAACAACGTAGATATTAAAGACATCTGCGCGGTTACAAAGGTTTATACAAATCCATCCCAAACAAACTCCTTTAAATACAATACAATAGCAGAAATAGAGACAGATGGCTGCCACCTTGTAGGCGAAGATGGCGGACCCGTTACCATTATATTCTCATACGGAAGGGTAGACCTTGCCCTATTGGAATTCTCTAAAACAGAAACAGTCGGTGTTCCAGACGTTCCATTTATTGTCAGAGAAAACACAGAAGCAGGCATAAAAGCCGCATACTACAACCTTATTGATGAAGTCAAATTCATAGAGGATGTAGCAGGCCATGAAGGTGTGAAGAAATGGAAAGTCGTAATTAAACCAGACAACCGCGCAGCTATCTTCACTAGATGGAATAAAAAACAACGTATATACTATAACGAGTTCATAGTGTATGCACGACAATACAAAGAAACTGATAACTTCAAACAGTCAGACCATCTAGGTGACGGAACATCAGGTAAAGCACCTTAAATATATACGCCAGAAAGGTACATATAAATGACCAGTAGAACACTAATGCCGATAGACTGGAAGAAGACAGATTCGGAAAACTTCTCCGACTTACTGGCCAAAGGTTTTGCTGACAGGAATATGGAATACCTTCCTGGCGGCATTGTTTTAAAGAAACCGACATTCGTAGAGGACCCACTAGGTACATCTCAAATACAGGTAATAGGCATCCCATTCCAAAATGTATTTGGGTCTACAAAATTCAGATACTTCAGGGTTAAGCTATCAGAATTTGAAAGAATTTATAGGCAGATTCTAGGCTCTGAAACCTCTCCAATAAGGATGAGGCTTAAACCAACAGACCAGGGCGTACTTGAAGACACAAAAATAGTTTTATCTAAAAGGCTTTCAATCCTTCCGCAAAGGTTTATCCTAGAGCTCTCCGAGAAAAAGCAAAAAGACCCGGACAACCCAAACAGTGTCCAATATATCTTTAAGTTCTATTTCTCTATCCCAGAAACAGACTATCAAGATAAAACACACGGCTTGTCTATAATTAACGATAAAGACGTTTTTATCTACGTAGAAAAACCAAATATCGTTATAGAAAACGGGCGCGGCATCATCCCTATTGATGACAAATTAGAATCACATCAATCGCATTCAACAGCCCTAATAGGGCAATCCTTTTCAAACTTCTCAAGTCTAATCCCGACAGAATACAAACTAGAAAACGTAGTGATAGGCGAAGACTTCGGAATTGAACCGGTCAACCAGATTCTCTGGAAATCTCCAGGCGGAAAACTAACAGGCAATATTCCTCAAAGACTAAAAGATGACCTCCTTAAAATGTCAATCACTGGAGACTTAAGGCACACAGGCGACACTGTTGAGTCTAGATTTAAAATAGACAACCCTCCAACCATGACAATCGAAAGTGTCTTCGGAGGGACATTCAGAGGCTCTTTGGGTGACCAAGTTCCAGAATACTCCGGCCCAAATGCAATCGACACAGTAAGAGGATATGGTTCTTCTTATTCGATGGTATATAAAATTACGTCAAAAGAGCCAGGAACGAAGCATCTCGTATTCTCAGACGATATTATGGCAACTGTTCAGAATACATTATCTCACGCCGGATTTAGATTTACCTCAAAAGACTGCCGAGGCGCGGAGATAGGCATATCAGACACAATGATTTCGACATTATCAAAAGTATGTTCCTTTGCAGGAATAAAAATCAAAACAGGTGAATAGATATGAATCTATATGGATACCCGACAATAGTTCTAAAAGACAAAGAAACGGGCAGGATTAAAAGAGAGATTTCCTGCAAAAACATACAAACAATCCCCGCCAGAATGATGCTTTCCAATGTAGGCTACTTTGAATATGCTGACTACAATGAAAGAAGATTCGGTATCGGCACAAGAAGTTGGAGTAGCGACAATTCAAGCGATATATATACCCTCCCGTTTAGGATGCCGAAAACGCCGTTTTATTATCAGAACAAAAACCCTGTTAGCCCGTCATATAATTTTAAATTCTCCGACGGACAAGAATACTCATCTTCGGCAACGTCAGACGGGGTCGAAAGAGTTTCCCTGGCGAAGGATTCAGAAGGGAGAAGCATTTTTGTGTTTAGAGGGATTCTTAATGCTCCGGACTCTGGGATAAGAAAAATAGGCACAATATGCCTTTCCCCAAGAACGACCGGCCCAATGTTCTATACCCCATTGGACGACATAATCGACCAAGATGCAACAACAGTTATTGATATCACATATAAGGTTATCATTGCCGGTAAAACCGATAAAGAGTATGCCCAAAACTTCGCCGCAGCGTATGGTTTTAACGATAGAGATTATTCTCCAGTTGGACAATGGTCTTTTATAGGGAATTCAAGGGACGGATTTAGAATACCGCTCTCTAACGAGACCGAGCATTCCGGAGGAGGTTCGAGTCAATCATCCTCTGCTCTATTTACCGGAATGACAGACGAAAAATACAATTCGGTAAGTCCTATTTCGTTGGATATATTTCGGCTTAATTTTTTTAACGACTACATATTTTCTTCTCAATTGGCGGCGTCAAGAAATGGATATATTAGTAGGAACGATATTTCAACCTGCGGTTCATTCTACGGTTCGCTTTCATACACAAGAGAAAGCAGTGCAAACCCAAAAGACTTTTGTGAAATCACAAATGAAAAAGGCGTTACTTCCACATTCTCTAAGTGTAGAGAAAATATTAATTCTGCAATTAAGCCATTCTTCGAGCCAACGTTAGTTAAGAAGGGTACAGGCGTAATTAAAGCTGCATCTGCAACACGAAAAGTTGGACTTCCGGAGAGGTGGGAGATTGACGTAATTAAAGGCGGCACCCTCGCCGAAGCAGAATTTAGGATTAGAAAAATTCCAGTAGGGAATTATGTGGCAAACTCTAATATTCAGGCGCTCACACCGATAGACCATCTGTCATATTACGGAGGATTAGTAAATCTATCGTATGACAAGTACAATCATCCCGACGGAAAGTGGTATGAGCACTCTGAAGCCGTATGGCCTTTATACGGACAAAACATAGCCATCGTAATCAGGAAAGGCGTATTACTAACCTCTATTGGCAATGCTAACTATATTATCCTTGATGAAACAAATCTGCCCCACGAGAATAGGGGAATACAAATCACCGGTATTGCATGGGATGACAGGAAGAAGGGTCTATTGATTGGGTGCGGAGAAAGCGGCCTATATAAAGTTGAATACGATAACGACACAGATACAGAGCCAAATGTCAAAAGGATTTCAAATATTGGCGTTGAGCACGTCTATGCAATAAACGGTAACGGCTTAGGCTCAGTGGCTATGGTTACAGATGCCGGAATTATGTACTCCAACAACCTCGGTGAAACATGGTCAACCAAAACATTTGAAACCGTAAAAACGCAGATGGCTAATGCCAGCGGGTTTAACTCCAGCACAAACTGGGAACCTATCTTAAAAAATCAGATTGTCGGATTCATTCTATCCAGAGATGGGTTAAGCGTGGGTATATGTACACCCGGAATCTATTATGGTTCAGAAATCCCGTTTATAAAGCTATCTGATTCTAGTCCGTCATTTAGGCTTAGTACATCAAGTAATTTGTATTCAAACAATTCAAGATTATTGGGTGAAAACGCCCCGAACGGCCGCTATATGTATAACCCCATATGTATTCCTAAATCTATTGCAGAACAAAAAAGGAAAAGTTTAAAGGACCTTATAAGTTCGGATGGGTTTATTATGCAGCCTGGCTCTTATTTTGGGATATCGGTAAAATACGGAGAGGCTTCATCTATCAGAACTTATGGTTTCGCCTTTGCCAATTGCACTTTAAACGACAAAACGAGATATAATGTAAGGGCAGAGACAAAGAACAGTTTGCTTGATCAATTCTGGACATTTGTATCTCCAAATACTTCTGTTATAGCAGTAACGAGGGATAATTATGCGGGCGGCGACCATACTATTATTCATAATGGAAGATGGGGGTTGGCATTAGTAGTAGGCTCTAGCGGCAGGGTAAGAGCAGAGATTATCGGTCCGGAAATCGGCACATCAAAAGATGTTCCTGCAAACTATTATTACTATAACAGCGCAACATCTTCATTTGTATTCAATCAGCCGTCAAAAGTTGTAAAACTATCTGGACAAGAGACAACAATAGACGGAGTCAAATTATCTATAACCGATGGAATGTTTGAAAAAGGAGACTGTTTCATATTTCATAGGACAATGTCTTACTTAGACGATAATGTGTCCACTATGAATGCTTATATAGAACGCTCCATTTTGGATAAGTCAGACTGGCTTGAGCAGTCCGGAACTATTTCAGAGGAGATGCCCAAGCCTTTGTATAGAAACCCTCTCTCTATCTGCACAAATATGTACAGAACACAGGATAATAGGCTTAAAACAAAAGACAGGACAGCAACTTTCCCAGAAGACCTTAAAAGACAACCACATCAGTTTAAGGTTCAAGGCTCTTCTAAAATGAAGATAGATGCAAGCCGGCTTAAGGGAACGTTTCTGATTGAGGCGGCTATTGACACTTTGCAATCATCTCTAAGTGCAAATATAGTTATCTCTAAAACAGATGCAGGAGTTTCTTATTATTGCGAGGCATATAATCTTAGAGCAGGCCTGGTTTTATCCGACACACAGGTTTTAAAATCTCCATCAGAGCTGTCTATTACAATCGACTCCGATAAAAGAGGCATAACCGTTAATGACGGGGCAAGAGTTATATGGACATCAGGTTCTTTCTCTTCCTCTTATGCGCAAGACTACTATATTTCCATTGTCCCATTATCAACAAGGAAAAGTGGAAAGTACATTCAGCCGTATTTAGTAGAATCTACTGAAAGAGGGAATGACCTGTCATCAATGAACGACGAGGCAGAGCTATTTATTCCTACCTTTGAATATGCCTACAAAGGTGTCTTATGTACTAGATTGGGTAACGAGGGTCTTGCAAATGGCTCATACGACCCACTATTCTTCGGGCTGCCGTCAGTTGCTTCGCTAGACGCATTTATAGTAGAAATAGATGGCAAACGTGCAGAGGTAGTTCCGAGCGTACACACAACAGACGCCGGGAAGTATGCAAGGTCGTATAAGTTCAAACCAGAAAGACCGGCAAGAGGCGGCGTATCCGCAAAAGCCAATGCCGGACAGGTTATTATTGATACCTACACAGGTATGGTTTATTTCTCTGATGATGACATAGGCAAACCCTACAAGATTAAATACAAATACTACAAAGGCGACATTCTTGGTGTCGGGGAGGTAATTCTTGAATAACCGTATAACGATATACGGATTTAAGGTAGAGTTCGAGGACGGCAGCTCTGTTGATGTTTCAGAATCTGCCTCCGAGATTCTTCTTTCTCCGTTTTATGCTTCAATCAGGGATATTGAGCTAGGCATTCCGGTAGATAAAGTCTCCTTCCCTGAAAAATTCTCACAAGATGTATCCGAGATGATTTTCAACAAATCAATTTGGATTGAGAACTACCTAAGAAGGAAAAGGCTAAACCTAACAGAAGAAGAACTTTACGCCATCAAGCGAGACTATGTTATCTGCTCTGTCTTGGCGTCCGTTGCAAACAAGATTTACGGGACTCTGTTAAAAGGTCAGTCTGTAAAGAAGGTTCTTGGAGACTTCGAGGTTCAGAGAGACTCTACATTCGACACCAACTCAGCCCTTAATTTTGCAAAAGATTCAAAAGGTTGCGCAGATGATATTTTATCCGCAATTGATTCCGCCGCAAGTGTTTTGGCAAGTTCCTTTGTTAAAGGCCAATACAACTGCCGCAGTAGAGTTTCTGATAGGGAATGGCATCATCCTCGATACAGAAGTGTTATGCCTATAGCCGCAAACAAAGAGCTTGAAATCGACGGTAAATACTATAAGACTGGATTTGGTCATGGCAACGAACATCAGCCCCTTTCTCGCAGAGGTTGATTTACGACAAGAGATGGTGGACTTGTTTACAGGTGATGAATTTGTAAATAAGCTCCGACCATTTATCTATCGTAAATCCAGGCACAATGAAGACGGCACAAAAATAAAATGTCATTGCTATAATCCCATCAGCCAGGAAGGAATGACAGATTGCCCAGACTGTAACGGCGCCGGATACCTTTGGGACGAACAAATCATTCCAGGTCACATGTGGTTAACAAGGTCAATCATGCCAGTAACAGGCTCCTCTTATAATAACGGCACATCCCCTATTGGACGCTCAGTAGATTCAGCATGGGTTCTAGTAATTCCGTACAATCTAGAGGCCTTTGAGAAAGACGTAATTTATCTCCCAGCAATGAATGACGAAGGTTCTATAAAATTCCCAATAAGACCAGAAAAATCTTACTACATTACAGAAGTACTAAGAGTCGGATTCGATATGGGACGTAAGGATTTCACAGCTATAGGATTACAGACAAGATGATAGATAAATACGATATTAGCAATGAATTCGAAAAACTACTCAAGGACCTTGTCAGTATATCCGGAAGAAAAGTAGAAGAATCAATGTCATTGGAGGAAGCCTTTCAAAAACGCGCAGGATTAACGATTGACAATTTCATGGAATCGCTATATCCTCTATTCAAATCAGAAGGGCTTCTAATCGAGACAGAATCGGACTTTGGGCCATACGACCCAAACAAATTTTACTTCACCGAGTTCTTTCCCGACCAGCCAGATGACACGCCGGTCAATAACGTTGTTACATGGGAAATCAAACGTAGAGAACCGGCCGTTTTTGATTCCAAGGTTATCCAAGGTAGCACAACACAATTTAAACCTGTTCTGATAGGAGAAGTAAAAACTCCTCAAAACAAACTTGCGGCCGTATACGAAGCTATGTACGACAACACTGTCCAATTTACAGTTTGGTCTACAAGCTCAAGGGACGCAAGAAAATTGGCATCTACCTTAGAAAACCTATTCTTACGTCTAAATCCCTTATTTAAAAAGGGTGTTAGATTCATGGTCTACAAGGGCAGAACATCCACTATCAATACAGACCACTACAAGAACCGAAGACTGTTTGGAGTTTCGCTGGTTTACCTTATCGGTACCGCAGAACCCGGGTTCATCAAGCAGGACGAGATTGTAGCAATTAAAACCTATAGTCAAGTCGTTAATTCTCTTAAAGATAGAGAAGTAGAAGAAATAAAACAATTGATATATAAATGATAAGGTAATTAAATGGCCACATATCAAAACTTGCCAGGTGTAAACTTAGAGCTTCTGGACGGCAACCTGAGAATTGACCAGACAGATAACTCTCCCCGCGTTCTCGTTATTGGTCGCGCAGAGAAGGGCCCTACCAATACACTGTACAGTGTAACTGACACCAATCGAGCCGCAGCCGCTTTCGGTCAAGACTCGCCTCTTATCCGTAAGATGTCAGAAGCTCTTATCGGCGGCGCTAAACGTGCATCCCTATACCGTATTGGCGGCAAACAAGCAAAACTGAAAAATATCTTCGGTAGAGACAGCTATCTCGCCGCATTGGAAGCATCTGTTTCCGCAGCAGACAACCTGAAAGTATACGTTGGTCCACGTCCTAATAACGACGGTAAGGCATGTTTGATTGTCTTCAAAGGCAACGAAATCGTATACTCAAACGTTCCTGGCTCTGAAGTAAACCGCAACCAGGTTGAAGTCTTCGGTTTTGACCCTGAAACAAGAGTAAAAATCGGTACACCTACCGAACCAATTCCTTTTGCAGACGTAATTCTGAAAGAATACTCTCGTACTGCAAAATTCGTTGGTAATGGAACCG